ATGATGGAACGGTATCTAACTGGCCTTAGAATCAGTGGACCAGGAAACATTGCTATCCGTCGGAGCTGATCATGTCTGAGTACGCCATTGGTTTTGAGTACATCAGCGACACAGCTGCCCATACGGGTCGCTTTAACGAACTGGTGGCCTTTGAGGATTCAGTGATCGCAAGTGCCGTGATCTTGAATCAAAGCGGCAACACCTTCACTAGCGTGCCTCTCAAGGCTGGTCAGTCTGTTGAAGCGGTGTTTACCAGTGTCACGCTGGCATCCGGCAAGATCGCTGCTTACAAAATCTGATCATGGGTGATTCCAACGTATTAGGCATTGATTATTCCAAAGGCGCAACTTTTGTTGACGCCGCAACAACAGTGACTGGCCGCTGGTGCGCGATTACTTTTTTGGGCAGCGCAGCAATCACTGAAATTATTAGCACCAACTATGACGGGGCATCATTGGCCGGTCATACTCCTACTGCTGGCGTAACAATTTATGGTGTTTTCACCAGTATTAACCTGTCGGCTGGCCACTGCCTTGCCTACAAGCTCTGATGGCACTAGCTTCCTCACTACAGAAGACCGCCTCCAAGCTGATGGGCAAGTTTGGTGGTGCGTTGACCTATAGGCGAGTCACCAGCGGCGCCTACAACGCCTCTACAGGCGCGGTAACCGAGACAGCAACCGACTACAGCCTGCGTGGCGTATTACAAGATGTGAATGCCCGTGAGGTCAATGAGCTGATCCAGGCGGGTGATAAGCGGTTGTTCATCGCGGCAACCGATCTGGCCGTAACGCCAAGTACCGCTGACCGCGTTGTGATCGCAACCGTGTCGCACCAGATCATCAACGTGCTGACCATTGAGCAGGACAACCAGGCAATCACCTACGAACTGGTCCTGCGAGCCTGATCATGGCAAGACGCATCAACATCGTTGACATTGGTGACTTCTGCGAAGAGCGGATGAACCAGTTGATGCACGCGGTTGTGTTTGAAACGGATGCGGAACTAAAAGGAAGAAGCCCAGTGGATACAGGACGTTTTCGCGCTAGCTGGGTTATTGGTGAAAATGCAACGGGCAACTATGACGCTGGAGCGCAACAAACCAGTACAGGGGAAAACGTAGGCAAAACAGAACCACCAGAAACCCCAAAACCAACGCCTCCGACCGGCATCAACTATGTGCCGGGTAACGAACGCATGGGCAATACCTACAACATCCACAACACACTTCCATACGCTGAGGCACTTGCCAATGGTCACAGCACCCAAGCGCCAGAAGGCTGGATCGACATCGTTGCAGCTCAAATGGCAAATCGCGCCAGGCAACTAGCTGATCACATCGGGAGGCAAGACTAATGGCTGCACTAGATCTCAACGCAATCCGCGCCGTCGTTGAAGGCAGACTCGCCACTGAACTAGCCATCGCGCCAGTCATTCCAGTGGTCTTCCACAACATGGCGTACACACCCACGCCAGGCAGCACCTGGGCGCAATGTTCTGTCAGTTTTGGCGCCAACAACTACATGACCATGGGCAGCACGGCTGGCGCCAGTAACAGCGTCATCGGTGTCATCGTTGTAAATATCTTCTCCGCCAAAGGTGTTGGCCCCGGCGCCAATCTCACTGTCGGCAAAAGAGTGCGGGACCTTTACAATAGAATTGTCGTATCCGGGGTTCGTTTTGATCCCCCAACTGGCCCAGAGGTGGTGGCCACGCCGTCTCCCGAAGGGTACTTCCAAACTCAGGTCAGAATGACCTTTGAAACCTTCGAGGATCTCTAACCATGGCTTTTTATCGAGGCGAACAAGGCTCCGTCAAGTTTGACGATGCTGGTTCTGCTAACACCACCATTGCATCCACTCGCGCATGGTCAATGACCATTGAGAAGGACGTGCTGGAAACCACCGTTCTGGGTGCAACCTACAAAGCCAACATTGGTGGTCTTGTTGCTGGTAGTGGCAGCGTTGAACTGATCTACTCTGCCAGTAGTGCTGATGAAACCAACGCTTTCATCAAGGCTGCCAACACGGTAACCGATCAAGGTGCGGCAACTTTTGAATTGTTTTTGGACACCACCGGCACTAAGAAAATTAGTTTTGCTGGTTTAATTACATCTGCTGACTACAGCGCCACAGTTGGTGAACTAGAAGTCATCACCTGTAATTTTGTGACCACTGGAACCATCACCACCTCCATCTGATCATGGCTTTCTATCGCGGCGAACAAGGCACGGTTTTCTTTGATAAGGATGCCGTTGGCGGTATTTCCGAGATCGCAGCAGTGCGTTCCTGGTCAATGACCGTAGAGAAGGATGTGCTTGAAACCACAGCCCATGGCGCGACTTACAAAGCCAACATGGGCAGTCTGGTTGCAGGCTCTGGATCCATGGAGGTGATGTACGACGCACCTGGAGCAGGCGACAAACTCGACCTGCTTAAGGAAGCCGGTACTGTTACCGACCCAGCCAACGCCAGTATCGAGCTTTACCTCGATGAAACTGGCGGCAAGAAGATTTCAGGCGACATCCTGATTACTTCTGCTGATTACAGTGCTACGGTTGGCGAGTTGGAAGTTGTCACAATCAACTTCGTAACCAACGGTACGATCACACTTGGTATCTAATGGCTGCTACACAACGCCCCGTTGATCTCCTCACCGGGGCTTTCGACCTAAATCAACGGCGTCAGTTTGACATTAAAAAAGAAGATGGCACAGTTGTACTGTCGCTGTACTTCAAGCCGATTACCCGCGCCGACCGTAAACGTGCTACGGGTCTTGCCGGTTCTGAGGAGGCTTTAGAGATCAGCACTCAGATGCTGTGTCAAATTGCTGAGCTGGAAGATGGCAAGAAAGCGTTTGCACCAGCTGATGCGGCCAAACTGCAACGGGAACTACCCGAGACAGTTCTGAACGAGTTGGAACTGTTTCTGTTTGGTCTTGGTGAGGCCCAGCCACTAGACGAAGTAAAAAACGACTAGAGGCCGACAACTGGCTGTTCTTTGAATTCTTCCTAGCCACCGAGCTAGGCAAGACGGTCAGTCAGTTGCGGCAGGAACTTACCGATGATGAGTTCGTCCACTTTGCCGCGTACTACGAGGTGAAGGCAAAACGCGAGCGCGAGGAAATGGACAAAGCCAAGCGACGCAACAGGTAGACTGACGCAATAACAGAGGTTGAGTTGTGGCAGTAGTAGGACTTGAGTTTCAGGTGCGGAGCGGCAATGCCGTATCTGAAACCAAAAAACTTACCACTGCCGCACAGCAACTTGAGAATGCAGTAAACAATGCAAGCACACGACTGCGTGATGCAAACGGTCGATTTATATCAACTGGACGCAGTGCTGCCAATGCATCTAACGGCATTAGACAATTCAATGCTGCCACAACACAGACCACTCGCAGTGTCGGCTTACTGGAAGGTGCGCTAGGTGGATTAAGTGCTCGCCTAGCCACTGGATTGGCGTTTGGACAAGCAATAAGAAGTGCAACCGAATTTGAATCGATCATCAGTGATATCGGCAAAACATCTAATGCCAGTCAAAAAGATCTTGATGCAGTAGCTACAACATTAAAACAACTTTCAGCACCGGCCAAAACAAACCTAGCGCCAACTGTATTGGCACGTGGTTTACAGGATTTGGTCGCTCAGGGGTTGAACTTGCCAGATGCCGTTGCATCACTTGAAACGCTTGGAAAGGTTGCCACAGCAACAAACTCTGAGCTCACGGATGTTACAAAAACAGGTTTTCAGCTACAAAGCGCACTAAAAATTAGACCAGACGAATTAAAAGCAACTTTTGATGCTTTGGCATTTGCTGGCAAGGCAGGTGCATTTGAGTTGAAAGATATGGCTCAGTACATGCCAACGATTGCATCTGCTGCGACCTCTCTGGGCATCACAGGCAAACAAGGCGCCATTTCATTGGCCGCAATGATGCAAATGGTCCGCAAGGATGCCCCAGGAGCAGCAGAAGCCTCTACAAGGCTTACCGATGCATTAATGAAAATGACCGCCCCAGACGCGGCCAAAAACTTTAAGAAATTTGGTGTTGACATTGAGAAAGTTCTTAAAGATGCAGTAAAAAATGGCATCAATCCAATGGATGCAGCAATTAGTGAGTTAATTCGTGTAACGGGCAAAGATCCATTCAAATTGTCTCAAATTTTTGGCGACAAAGAAGCCAAGTTAGCTTTGATGTCGCTCATGAAATATCGTGATGAGTACGAAAAACTAAAAGCGTCAGCTGGTGGTGCTGCTGCTGCTGGAACAGTCCAAGGTGATTTCCAAAAATCGCTTTTAACATTTCAAGGGCAACTTAATAGTTTAAAAGCAGCGTCAGAGGTTGCAGCCATTTCACTTGGAACAGCATTATTGCCAATCCTTGCAAAACTACTTGAAGCGGCGCTGCCAATCATCCAGACAATTACAGGCATTGCAAATGCATTTAATTCTTTACCTAATCCAGTAAAAAATAATGTAGCTGAACTGGTTAAGCTAATAGTTCAACTTTTATTGGTACAGAAAACAATAGCTGCGGTAACAGGTGTTGCTGCATTGTTGCGCGGTGCAATGTCTTTATTAGCAATACAAACAGGATTGACAGCTACAGCCGCATTGCGTGGAAACGCTGCGATGTATGCATTAACAGGTGGCATGAATACCGCCACTGGGGCGGCAACTGGATTGCTTGGAGTATTACGTGGCATTGCCTCCATGGGACTTGTTGCTGTTGCCGTCAACATTACGGTCTACGGAATCCAAGCCTTGATGCAGGCAAGGGCCGAACTGGATCGACTACGTGGGCAACAAAAAAGTGGTGGAGCAAAAGCCATCTTTGGTGGATCTGCACCACAGGCAGCCAAGGATGCACAAGCTAAAGTTTTACAACAAATCCAAAAAGAAAGACAGGCTAATTTGCCTTTTCAAGCAGCAGCAAGCATATCCGGTCCTGGTCGTTCACTAGGGGTATCACGAGAAAATACATTGGCTTTGCGCGAACAATTTGCAAGAGAAACACTTGCCTTGCCCACTCGCAAACCACCCAAACCTAAACCTCAGGTAACAGAACTCACTGGTGCTGGTGTTACACCGATAGGGAAAGAGAAAGGAGGTGGTTCAAACAAGGCAGAGCGTGACGCTGCCCGTCTCAAAGAAGAAACAGCGCGACAGCTACTTGTAAGCCAACAACAACTTGCAATTAGCAAACAAGAGTTAATAATCGCTCAAACAATTGATCCACTGAAAAAGGCAGAGGCGCAATATGCATTGGATCAATTGCGCATCAATCAACAATACTTTGACAAACTAAAAGACAAAAAATCAACGCAGGAAGAGCAAAATATTAAAGCAGCACAATTAAACGAGTTAGAAGTGCTTCGCATTGGCTATCTTGAAAAACAAACTGAAGAATTACTGCGTCAAGCTGGGATAGAAGATCCACGTTTTGGCAAAGGCAAGCAACCCAGTCAAGCTGATTGGATGACAGCCATAAACACACGTTTAAGCGGCAATGGCGACAGTGTAACAGGTAAGTTACAAGATAAAATTGACACCCTAAAAGAAGAACTAAAAACACTTACAAATCCAGCCAATGTAATAATTTCTGCCGCTGAATCTATTGGAACTGCTTTCCAAAATTCATTCCAGGGAATTATTAGCGGATCAATGAGTGCAAAAGAGGCGCTTTCATCATTCTTCAAAAGTGTTGCAAGCGATTTTCTTGCCATGGCGGCACAAATTATTGCCAAGCAGTTGATAATGATTGCCTTAAACGCAATACTCAAGATATTTAGTTTTTCCGCGCCAATGGGCACTGGTGAAGGCACAAACTTTACGTCCGCAATCGGCAATAACACCGGCATCAGTTGGACAGACGCAATGAAGTACACCCCTAAAGCCATCGGCGGTCCTGTAACAGGCAATGCCTCCTACATGGTTGGTGAACGCGGACCTGAAATCTTTACGCCTTCTACAAGCGGCAACATCACGCCAAACAACAGACTGCGTGACGTAATGGGTGGCAGTCCAGCCAACGCAGGTAGTGGCCAAATGCTGAACATGACATTTGAAACCACACGTTTCGGCAACACTGAATACGTCAGCCGCGATCAGCTTGAAGCCGCAATGGCTCAGACACGCAGGCAGGCCGCCAATGACGGCGCAAAGCGTGGAATGGGTATGACATTGGATAAACTGCAACAATCACCTCAGACCCGTAGTCGCGTAGGTATCCGATGAGCGAACAGTTCCCAGCCATCAAGCCTACTACGCGTAATTTTACGCTTGGTCAAATCCCAACGAAGATTTATCGCGCATTGTCTGGCGCAACAACAAAACGCAGCTTCGGCAACCGTGCCTACGGGTATCAGATCCAGTTGGAATTTGAGAACATTTCTGATGCCACAACCAAGCAGATCATTGATCACTACAACAATTCCAAGGGCGGCTTCGAGCGGTTCACCTTGCCCGATGATCTCTTCGCTGGTATGAGCACCACGCTTAAAGGCACGATCCAAGCGCCAACAGCAATCCAGTGGGAATATGCGGTTCCACCTGATATTGAATCGGTTTACACCGGCCTGAGTCGCGTCCGTGTTTCCCTAGCGGGTGAACTTAACTACTGATGAATACTTTGAAAATTGTTCAGTATTTCAAGCTTGTTACTGCCCAAGGCAGGACACACCGCTTTCAGAACTACTTCGTTGGCAGTACCAGCACGTTGCTGGGTGAAACCTACGACTTTGCACCATTCCGAGCGGATGGTGCATTGGCCAGTTTGAACGGCGAAAACCAGCAGTTCCAGGTGTTGTTCCCCAACTTGGAGTATGCGCTCCGGCTGGTTGAGGAGGCTAACGGTAACCGCCTTAGCCAACTGACTTTCAGTACAGCCTGGCTGGATGGCAACAATCAAATCGACCGGCCTGTAACGGATTATTACTTGGGCATTGGT